CGCCAAGAGCAAATGGCAAAAATGTTTGTGACGATGGAAGATTCCATGAAGCGCACACAGGAGGTCTTTGATTCCGTTTGGGGCAACATGAGTTCTGCAATTGACAACTTTGTCAAGACTGGCAAGTTGAACATGAAGGACTTTGCTCGTAGCACCATACAAAGCCTGATAGCAATTGAAATGAAGATGCAAGCCATGTCGTTGCTGCGTGGCTTGTTTAGCTCATTTGCTGGTAGCTTTTCTGGTGGTGGTTTTGGAACTGGCAAGGCTTTTGGCAACATGGACTTAGGCGGCTTTTTGGCCGAAGGTGGTCCAGCAGAAGCCAACACGCCATACATCATTGGTGAGCGTGGACCTGAGTTGTTTGTTCCACGAACAGCGGGTACAGTTATCCCGAACAATGCTTTGTCCAGCATGGGCGGTCAAACGATTAACTACAATGGCCCGATCATTCAAAACATGAGCGCCATTGATACACAGTCGGGACTTCAGTTCTTGGCTAAAAACAAACAAGGCGTGTTTGCTGCTTATCAAAGCGCGAACCGCAGCATTCCAGTGTCACGTTAAGGACAAATCATGCCAGTGCCAAATTCATTTGCTACCGCAACCAGTGCAATTCCTCTTGCTAATTTGGATGCAAACTTTCAGTATTACGACAATGCCTTCACCATTGCTGGTACGGCTATGGAGGTCAACTACACCTTCAGACTAGAAGACCCAACTGACAACACCAAGAAGGCTGAGTTTGTGATGAGTGGCATCACAACTGCAACCACCCGGCAATACACGCTGCCAAACATTACAGGCACACTGGCAACCCTTGCAAACACCGCGCAGACATTCACTGGTGCGACTACATTCAGTTCCACATTCACAGTTAACGGCAACGCAACTATCTATGGCATGACCGTAGGTAGAGGCTTGGCTAACTTGGCTACCAATACGGCTGTTGGCGGTGCTGCTTTGGGCGCGACTACGACAGGCTCTGGCAACACGGCGGTAGGCGCTAATGCTGCCGATGCCATCACCACTGGCGCAAGTAACGTAGCTATTGGCAGCGGAGCTTTGGGCGCGGCGCAAACCGTTTCAAGCGTCATTGCAATTGGCGCTGCTGCGCTTACTTCTGCAACTGCTGGTGACAATAACATTGCTATTGGCGCATCATCAATGAACGGAGCTGTCACTGGCGGCAACAACACCGCTGTTGGAACTTCCTCTCTAAACGCAAACACTTCTGGCGCAGAGAACACGGCCATCGGTTACCTTGCAATGTCCAGCAACACCACGGGGTCACTTAACACCGCTGTTGGTCGCCGTGCTCTGTGGGGCAACAGCACCACCAGCAACAACGTGGCGATTGGCTACTTTGCGCTGGATGATGTGCTGACTGCTGGCAACGGCACGGCTGTTGGTTATGCGGCCCTCACAGCGGCAACAGGAGGCAGCAACACGGCTCTGGGTTACAACGCAGGAACTGCTGTAACAACGGGCGCTACAAACCTGTTCCTTGGAGCAAGCTCTGGTGCTTTGATGACTACGGGCAGCAACAACGTGGTTGTCGGCAGCTACCAAGGCAACTCTGGTGGCTTGGACATCCGCACGGCCAGCGGCTACATTGTGTTGTCTGATGGCGCTGGCACTATCCGTCAGGTTGTTGACTCGTCTGGGAACACGCAGTTTCCGGGAGCAATTGTTGTTGATGCGCCAGCACCTGCGGCCATTAGCGCCGCCGCAACACTGACCAACGCAAACATCCAAGCTCAGATCATCAACACAACTGGCACGACATACACGGTCACAATGCCTCTTGGCACGACTATGGAAACATTGGTCCCGTGGATAGGTGTTGATTTTGGCTACGACTTTACCGTTATCAACACTGCTTCTGGAACAATCACGATGGCTGTCAACACAGGCGTAACATCGCTAGGCTCTTTGACAATTGCCACTGGCATTTCAGCCAACTTCCGAATTCGGCGTACTGCGGCAAACACGTTCATCCTGTACCGCATCAGCTAAGTGAAAGATTGGATAAATTATGAGTCTTCAAACAATTCTTTCTGTGGCTGAGTCTGTCAGCATCAACGACCACAAGTTTGCAGGTCAGATGATGTCGAGGAATATGCGAATCAGCACCTCGGAAATTCTGACGGTCCAACCATTTCAGTTTGGCATCAGGCCAATGAATTATTTGTTGTACTCGCAAAACCGTGGGGTGCTTTCTACCTTGCGAGAGGCTGATCGAATCACAGAGCAGTACATGAATTTTGGCTCCACTGGCTGGCTGAACTACATTCGCTATCAAGGCGACATGACTCAAGCTCAGATCATTGCTTGTCAGGTGCAAACATCGTCTGCCAACAAGACCATTGTTCTTGGCTCTTTGCCGGCCATCAGTGCTGGATCGTTCATCGTCAAGGTTGGCGACTTCATTCAGATTGGCCGCTACTCCTACATTGCCACTGCAAACGTCACCAGAGGCGCTTTGACAACAGTTAGCATTCCTGTCCACCGCACTCTTTTAAGCACCGTCACGGCTCCTGTAGCCGCTGTTATTGGTCAATTTGGAACTGTGATACTTGGAGCAACTGCGTACACTGGCGTGACATTCCCTGTTGTGTTGAGAGAGTATCCAACCTACACTCTGGTTCCAATGACAAACGACAGCTTTATCCAATGGGACGGCCAATTTAGCGCCGTTGAGGTTGTGCTATGAACGAAATCTTGCCAGTTGTAAATACAAACGTAATTCGCTATGCGGATTTCTTTAAGTTGACAACGCCTTCAGGCACTTATTATTTTTCAACAGCACCCTACACCATCAATGTTGCTGGCGTTGGGACATTCACGGCGCTTGGTCAACTTATTCAAGTAAGTTCGGCACAGCGAGACATTAAAAGCACGGCCAATGAAACAACCATCACACTGGTTGGTATTGACACTGCGATGCTTGGACTTGTTCTTAGCTCAAACATCAAAGGCTCGCGGATTCAGTTGTGGCATGGTTTTTTCAATGACAACAATCAGCTTCTGACACTAAGCTATGCCAACTGGATAAACAACAGTTCTTTTACGGTGGATTGGAAGAATAATTCCGAGACTGAAATTCCGTGGACACTTGCCACTGGTGGCAACGGGCTTTATCAGTACTTCAATGGTTACGTCAACTCTTTTTCAATCTCTGAACAGTGGATGGAAGAGGCAAGGCAATATGCTGGTGCTGTGACCTTGAGTGCATCCAGCTTTCAATTGATCTTGCAGAACAGGACTTCTGGGCGCTATACCAATGACAATTCATGGCAGTCAGTCAACCCCGGCGACACATCAATGAATCGCGTGAACTTCATTTCTACAATCAACTATGCGTTTGGTAGAGCGCCGACAGTGCCAAACAAATTGGTTTTAAGGTCAAGAAATAATGCGTCCTAACATTCGTCACGCATCGCCGTTTGACATTCCTACAATCTATAAATTGCTTATGGAGTATCGCGCTGAACTGCCATATGGATTTTTGTCTGATGCCGATGACGAGAGGTATGTGTCGCAAATGCTTTCTAATTTGATAGCAGGTCAAGGAATTGTTTTGATTGCTGAGACTGACCAAATTGAAGGGATTCTGATTGCTGGAGTGATGCCAAGTCTGTGGTCGCCCAAGCATTTCTTTTTGACAGAGTTTGCTTATTTTGTGAAGCAAGAATGTCGCAACGGAACATCAGGCTATCGTTTGCTTGCAAAGTACCTTGAAGAGGCCATAAAGATGAAAGAGGAAGGGCGTGTGACAAACTTCTTTATCAGTAAAATGGTCAACAGTCCAAACCTTGATTACGGTCGGTATGGGTTTCAAAAGCTTGAAGAATTTTGGGTGATCTAATATGCCAGCATCAATTGTACTTGGAGCGGTTTTTGGTGATGCTCTCTTAGCAGCCGCTGCGCTTGGGGCTACTGGTTACGCAATGGCTTCTTTTGCCATCAACATTGTTGCCTCAACAATCATCAGTAAAGCCTTTGCGCCAAACATCAACACAGGCGCGGAAAACCCCGGCAATAGAACTCAAGTTCCTCCTGCTGGCGACAACAAGCTTCCAGTCATTTACGGTTCAGCTTATGTTGGTGGAATCATCACCGACTTGAGCATCACCGAAGACAATCAAAATTTGTACTATGTTATTTCTCTTGCTGAAGTAACCAACACTGAGACTGGCGGCACTCCAGATACTTTCACGTTTGGCGATATTTATTTCGGTGGCAAGAAGTGCATATTTGATGTTACTGATACAACTAGAATTGTTGCATTGCTTGATGAATCAACTGGTGTACAAGAAACAAATGTCGATGGCAAGATGTTCATGTACTTGTATCGAAATGGCTCTTCCTCTGGGGTCAATACATCTTTGACGGCCATTCAGGTCATGCAAGATTCTTTGTTGACTTACCAGTGGGACACAACAAAATTGATGTCAAATTGCGTTTTTGCAATTTTAAAAATTACATACAACGCAGAGGCAAACTTAACTGGTCTTCAGGTAACCAACTTCCAACTTACCAACAGCCGCCACGCTCCCGGTGATTGTTTTTACGACTACCTGACATCAACAAGATATGGCGCAGCAATTCCAGTTGCTGGCGTTGACACAGGTAGCTTGGCGGCATTGAATACCTACAGTGCTGGTCTGTACACATATACGCCATCTGGTGGTGGTACGGCTACTCAAGCAAGATTTCGATTTGATGGTGTTCTTGATACAAATCAATCCATCATGAATAACTTGCAATCAATGGCAACTTGTTGCGATTGCTTGCTGAAGTACAACGAAATCACGGGTCTTTGGGGGGTGATTGTTCAGTCGCCTTCATATTCGTATGCGATGGCCTTAAATGACTCAAACATCATTTCGTCCATTCAGGTCACGCCATTGGATATGGTGTCAAGCTACAACATTGCTGAAGTCAAATTCCCTGACGGCGCAGACAATGATTCTTTCAACACAGCCACATACAACTTGGCCGTTTTGAACCCTTCTTTGATGTACCCAAATGAACCTGTCAACAAGCAATCAATCGCATTGCCTCTGGTAAACAACAGCGTTCGGGCGCAGTACTTGGCAAACCGATTCCTTGAGTCTGGACGCGAAGATTTGCAGGTCAAGCTGACCATCAATTACTCTGGCTTTCAGCTTGAGGCTGGCGATCTTGTGACCGTGACAAACACCAACTATGGCTGGGTTGCAAAAGTATTCCGAGTCAGTCAAGTCGTTGAAAACTTTGAGCAAGGTGGACAGTTAACTACATCATTGACATTGATGGAATACAACCCGTCCGTCTACGATGACATCCCTGTAACTCAGTTCACGCCATCACCAAATACGGGCATTGGCTCTCCACTGACATTTGGTACGCTGTACGCTCCAACAGTCACAAATATCTTGCCATCGTCTCCAATACCTTCTTTTGATGTTGCAGTTGTTGCGGCAGCAAATGGTATCGTTCAATATGCGGAAGTTTACTATTCTGCATTTTCATCACCTACTGAAGTGCAAAGGTTTTTTGCAGGGACAACAGCAATCAACCCTTCTGGAAGTCCATATGCACCAAACGGGCCTATGGGTGTTGTTACTATTGCAAACCTGCCTCAAGGCGATTGGTATTTCAGCGTCAAATATGTCAACAGCCTTGGCGCAAGTGGATTCTCTGGATCGTCAGCCGTCCTTAACTGGAGGCCATTGACATTCCAATACGAAAACAGATGGCTGGCAATTGCTTATGCAAACAATGCCACTGGTACGTCTGGCTTTAGTTATGACCCTCGCAACAAGTCATATTTTGGCCTTTACAACAACGTATCGGCCAACGGTGGTACAGACCCAACGCTATACAAATGGTATTTGTCGCCAGTGAACTTTGGTGCAGCGTTACAAAATTATTTGTTGTACGCAAACCGCAGCAACAGAAAATTCAGCTTTAACGTGGGCAACGCTGGCTACGTCAATCTTGGCGGTGCTTTTGTGCCTACAGAAACATCTGTGTACGACTCAACGGTTTGGTCTGGTTTGGTTGACCCTACTGGTGGAGTTCAGAGTTTTATTGACTTGGACAAGTCTACTGGGCAAGTAATTGTTAACGGCTTTTCTAGCTCAAACCAAAACGATGGATTCCTGTCCATTACAAACAACACCGATGGACAGATGCGAGTTAACTTGCAGCAGTTCTTAAATTTTGGCGCTGGAATCTACACAAAATCTTTTGACGTAGCCAAGTTGACTGTTGATGTCTATGGCCGAGTTGTCGGGTTCTTGGAGCAAGATCAATTCTTCTACACAGAAACCGTCTACTCAGCCACTGCTGCACAAACGACATTTAGCAACACGCACACTGTTGGCTGGATATTGGTTTTCCGAAATGGTATTCTGCTGGACACAACAGAGTACTCCGAGACATCAACCACGGTGGTAATGGCTAACGCTTGCGCTGCTGGCGAAATTGTCACTGTCTTCTATATGCGAGGCGTCAGCACCTCGGCATCGTATGTCCAGACAAACATGACAATTGCATCCAGCACCAGCAACACCATCACATACAGCAATGCGCCTTGGCAAGTTGTTAACGTGGGCGACAAGTTGACGTTCACAGACGTTGTGTTGCCAAGTCCACCAACGCAGTACACAGTACAAAGCATCAACACCACGACAAAGGTGATTACCTTTACCACGACCATTGCTGGCGCAACTGCTGGAAGTCAAGTGTTCATTGCTCGGGCTGCTGGTTCAAACTATAAGCCATTTAGCCGATACACATTTGCTTTGACTAACGCCACGACATACACGCCAACAACATGGGCGATTCAAAACGGAGCCGAGTCAATCTATGTTAACGGCTCTCAAATCAACGAAATTGATTACAACATCACTGGAGCAGCAATTGATGGATTCCCTGCCCCTTTGACTGGAAACATGACCGTTATTTTGTATTCGCCAAACAACTTGAACGTACCAGCCTCCAACATAGTGAACGTCACGGCATACTCGACAGCAGGTCAGACAACTTACCCATTCGTAAGCAACCCTTTGTCATTGGAGATTTATGCCAACGGCGCTTTGCTTGCTCAGGGTGCGTCATACGATTACACTGCTAGTTCGTCAAACTACATTTTGACGACAGCATTCAACAACAATTCAACTCTCTTGAATCAACAAACCTTTGCCCGAGATGGAGCCGCATAAATGACACAAGCTTTTAACCTTTCGCAGCTTGCGAACAACCTGAACACTGCCGGGCAGCTTGATGCTGCCGATGGTCTGGTGAACGCTGTTCCTGTTGCCAACGGCGGTACTGGAGCAACAACCGCTGCTGCTGCAAGAACTAACCTTGGGCTTGTAATTGGAACAAACGTACCAAGCCCTACTGGTGGAGGTGCTTCAGGATCATGGGCTATCAACATTACTGGCAATGCTGCTACAGCAACAAGCGCAACAACTGCCGGGAACGGTGGCGTGACAAGTGTAAACGGATTTACAGGAGCAGTTACAGTAACAATACCCGCTCCTACAACAGCCCAAGTGCTTGCGGCAACCGCAGGGGCTCTTGTCGGTGCAGTTGGTACTTATGCTTATTTGTGTCCAAATCCAAGACAGCAATTAAATCCGGGAACAACTTTAGCGGGCTCTTCTTTAGAATATCTTAGCCCGACTGGTTTTGTTGGCACTCCCGGCCCGTCCGGGACATGGCGACTTATGGGTGCAGTAGATGCTGCTTGGTCTGCTGTTTGGTTAAGAATTTCCTAAGAGATAAATCATGCAATCTACACTTACATCCGTAACCAACCCACGTTGGTCAAATGCAGAACACACAATGATCGACTGCGAAATTACAACATCGCAGTTTGGTAACGAAGTTTTGCCATTTACCGCTGCACAGCATGACGTAGAGTCACATGGCCGTGCCATGTTTGCTGACATTACCGCTGGTAAATATGGCCCAATTGCTGAGTATATTCCACCACTTACGCCTGTTTGACCAAAAATTAACGAACGCATCATTTGCAAATTTAATCATTTCACTTTCATTGTGACGCAAAACGGTCTAATGCTTGTTGATGTGTTTTCTGAAGGCAAGTATTGATAAAATGCGGTAACATTTTTTTGTCGAGTCGCAACATGGACAACCAACAGCTTTTCAACTTAGTCGTATCAGTTGCCGGGTTCTTGGCGATCTATGTCATCAACAACCTGACTCGCACGATTCAGAAGCTAGAAGACAAAGTAAACGACTTGCCGCACACCTATGTGGCAAAAGACGATTACCGTTCAGACATTGCCGAGGTCAAGTCCATACTCAAGCAAATCTTTGACAAACTGGACAACAAACAAGATAAGCCATGAAAGACTGGGCTGTAGCATTTATTGCCGCAGCCTTCCTTGTAGGGCTCATCGTCTGGTGCGCCAAAGTGTTTGTTGAGGTGCTTCTATGATTGCAGAGATAGCTGCTGCTAATGCTGCTTTTGCGGTCATCAAAGGTGCGCTTGCCAATGGCAAGGAGTTGCATCAGCTTGGTAGCCGGGTGTTCGACTACTTTGACAACAAAGCCAAGATTCAGGAAAAGGCCACTCAAAAAGGTGGCGGCTCGGACCTTGCGGAGTTCATGGCGCTGGAGCAACTCAAGCAGCAAGAGGAAGAGTTGCGTGAGCGCATGGTCTACGCTGGTAGGCCGGGAATGTGGAATGATTGGGTGAGGTTCCAAGCTGCCGCAGCCAGAAAGCGTAGAGAGGCACAGGAAGCCGCCAAACGCGAACAGGCTCGTAGGGCAGCACAGTTGGAAAAGATGGCTGAGTACATCGCCATAGGCATGGCCTCCATCATTTTTGCTGCACTTCTGATCTATGGTCTTGTCATTTACATCAAGTACATCCGATGAGCGAAAAACTAGACGCCAATTCCACGCTCGACAAGGTGCTCGGGTATGTGGATAGCCCATTCAAGCTGTTTGCCATCCTCCTGATGGGCGTAGTAGCCTTTGCCGGGTACTTCCTGTGGCAAAACCAGACCTTTATGCTGGATGCCTACAAAGAGTCCAAGAAGCTGCCAGAAATCAACGCCAGCCGATCCGATGAAGCCAGTGCAATGCTGTTCAAGCAAACTGGTGCTGCCGTGGTTGCCATCTTTAAGGTCAACCCTCTGTTTAACTCTCGGGTTCTCTACAAGGCGTACACCAAGGATGGCAGGGACAAGAGCATTGAAGACATTGACGTTGGTTTGTTTACCCAAAACTCGGGAAACAACAGCGATGTGGTCAAGTTGATGACCAACGAGATTCCTTGTTCTGAGTATCGTTACGCACAGTCTGAAGTGGGTCTGTGGTACATCGAAAAGGGTGTGGCCTTTACCTGCCGGGTGAGCGTACCGCCAGACAGCCACAGGTTTGTCGGTCAAGTCACAGTGGGTTGGACGCAGCCGCCTGAGAACTTGGAGCAGACCAGATTCATGCTGGAGATTGCCAGCGCCATGTTGACCAAAAGGGGAAATTGAATGGATTGGCTTAAACAAATTGCACCCACCATTGCTACGGCGCTTGGCGGTCCTTTGGCTGGCATGGCAGTCTCGGCCATCTCAAAGGCTGTTGGTGTCGAGCCTGACCAAGTTCAGGACATGATTTCCAACAACAAGCTGTCTGCCGAGCAGATCGCACAGGTCAAGCTGGCAGAGATTGAACTCCAGAAGCAAGCGCAAGAGTTGGGCCTAAACTTTGCCAAGCTGGAGGTGGAGGACAGGAAGTCTGCTCGGGAGATGCAAGCCACTACCCGGTCGATGATGCCTCCTATCTTGGCTGGCGCTGTGACCATTGGCTTCTTTGGCATCATGGTGATGATGTTCTTCAACCAGATCGACAGCAACAACCCGGCCATCCTGATGATGCTTGGTAGCCTTGGCACAGCATGGACGGGCATCATCGCCTATTACTTTGGCTCCAGTGCAGGATCGCAAGCCAAGACCGACTTACTCTCTAAAGCAGGACCAGTGAAATGATTACCGCAGAACAACTCAAAGAACTGAAAATCAGTGAAGATTGGCTTGAGCCTTTGAACGAGGCCATGATCCGCTACGACATCAACACTACATTGCGGATGGCAGCTTTCATTGGTCAATGCGCTCACGAATCAGGCAACTTCAAGACGCTGCAAGAGAACTTGAACTATTCAGCGGAAGCCCTGTGCCGTGTCTGGCCTAGCCGCTTCCCGAATCTTGAGGCAGCACAGCCGTATCACCGCAATCCCGACAAGATCGCAAACAAGGTATACGGTGGTCGTATGGGGAATGGAACCGAAGAAACCGAGGAGGGCAGTCTGTATAAAGGCCGTGGCCTGATCCAATTGACTGGCAAGGATAACTACACCTTGTGTGGTGATGCTTTGCGTGAAGACTTCATTCATTCGCCTGACCTTTTGTTGTCGCCAAAATATGCTGCGCTGTCGGCTGCATGGTTCTGGAATAAGCGTGGCCTCAACAAAGAGGCAGATGCCAAGGATTACACCGCCATGACCAAGAAAATCAATGGCGGCGTAATTGGCCTAGATGACCGCATCAAGCACATCAATCACGTTCTGGAAGTCTTGTCTTGATACTGCAATTCCAGCAGCAACTCTAGGTAGTGAATGGCCTTGCGGATGTCAGCAGCGCCATTCTGATGCTTTGCTAAATATTCGATCAGCTTTGCAAGCCTAGTTTGATTGTCATTCACATGACCAAGTGATGCATTGCAGTTAAAGCAAAGAACGCCTCTAACTTTGTCGGTCTTGTGACAATGATCTATGTGTCGATCTCTAGGGTCGCTAAATTCTTTTTCACAAACAAAGCAATTTGTTTCGCTGGCTAGTTTTTCGGCCACATCTTTTGTGACTTTGTAAATTGTCGCAATCCTAGAAATCCTATTTTTATGTTGATTCTTAGGAAGGCTATTATTTTGCTTATCTCTTTTTGCCTGACATTCTTTGCATAGCCGATGCTGCTTTCTACGTGGATTTATTTTGCATTCAAAACACGTAGCGGAGCAAGAAAGGCAAAGCCTTGCGCCTCTTGAGACTCCCTGTTCTTTTGGGTTTCCACAAGAAATGCATGGCTTGCCAACTCTTTTTAGCCTCGCTCTTTCTGCAAAACAATCTTTGCATTGAGACTGCTTTCCATCAAGCAAGCCGGGATGATCTGAGAAATCAAACAATGACTTGTCACTTTTGCACCTTGTGCAACACTTGCTCATTAGTTTGACCATACTCAAGCTCCAAAAGCAATTCAAGATAATGAATCGCTTTAAGTATATCATCTTTCCCGGCTTTGGATTTATGACGGGTGACGTATTTCACTACGTTGCCTTCACAAAAGCCTAGATCGTTTGCATGGATGTAGACGATAGGCTGGATGCCTTTGTCCTTGTAGTGGTTGCCCGATACCTGCTTGTCGAGCGCAGAAACACGGATGGTTGGTTTCTGGCAAATCGGACCAGTGTTGTAGCACTGTGCTGCTGTTTCACAAGAGTTGCAAAGCATTATGACTCCTTGACGAACACGCCATTGGGCATCAGTGTGCCCTTGCGGTGCTTGATTTCGGCATAAGCCTGTTCCATGCAGGTCACCAAATTGATGTCTTGCAGGGCGCAGTAATTGATAAGGCAGACCATCACATCACCAACGCCGTCAACGATGCCTTCACGGTCCTTTTTGATGGTTGCATCAGCCAGTTCGCCAAGCTCAGACATAGCCTTGAGCAACTGCGTGTCAGGTGTGCTGTTTGGAATGATCTTCCGAGCTTCAGCCCACTGGATGATTTTCATCTCAACGTCTGCGTAGCTCATGCTTGCTCCAGTGCAAGGCTGTCTTGCTCTTGGCGCAGCGCAGTCTCAACAGAGCCGCCTTTGGAAATAAGATCAATCAACTGATCTTGTGTTGGAACTTGGACCTTGATGACTCCTTGAGCAACGTGGTGCAAGGCTTGTGCGCGAGTGTTGGCGCGGATAAGGCGGGTTTCTTGGCCGTAGCCAACGATGTAAATGCGGGACATATCTTCTCCTGTGGTTAAAAAAATTGGCAATTAAATGCTTTATTTGTTGTGAGCAATGTATAAGGCAATGCGAGTGCTTACCGACAGAGGCTTGCGGTAATAGCTTTCCTCTTCATTGGTCTTTTCAGCAATTCCCAAAGCAGACAGCAAGGTATGCGCTTGAGAAAGTTCGTTTTGCGCCTCGGCGCGGCTTTCGTTGGCGTATTTAATAGAGTCCCCTTGTGCTGAGAGCTTCTTCTCCAAGTCGGCAACACGGACGGCATTCTCTTTACGCAACTTGTAAAGTGCCGCGACTTCTTCCGATGTCAGCTCAATGTTCAAGTTCTCCAGCTCTTCTCCAGCAACCGTGATCGTAATTGTGTTCATAAGACTCTTTCTAGTAAATGGGTGGGCCTACTCGCTGCGTCTGTGCCGACCTTTATGGCTATGGGCCATACGTCATCACACAGCATCCGCTTTCAGCCCGAAATCATTTGATTGTCAATCTGTCCTTGCGAACAATGTAGGCTCCAGCAACAGGCTCACCAGCAAGGATCGCTGCCTTGATCTTGGTTTTGCTTGGTTCTGGAGGCTTGGGGTCGCCGCACAATTCAGCAGGGAACTTTGCGCCCTCCTCAATCACAACGGATTCATCGCGGTCAACATACAGCTTGACAATGAAAGACCCGTCAGCAGCCTTTATTTCGTGGATTCCAGCCGTTTTCATGTTCTCGGCAAGGTAATCCCTCAACTTCTCTGCTTTTCGCTCGTAGGCTGTTTGCAAGGCTTTGATGCGTTTGATAGCGTTCTTGGCCTGTTCAGCATCTGACTCGCAGTTCAGGACGTAGGCAGCGACAGCGTTTGCTTTGTTGCCGAGCATGACTCGGAACTCGTCAAACGCTGGCAGTGCCTCGCCAGTCTCAGGGTCAAACAATTCGTCAAGCTGTTCGCGAAACGATGTTGCAAGTTCGTAGAGACTGGTCATGGTCAGAAATCAGGTTCGTCAGATTGCTGATCTTGGCCGACTGAATGACCTGCTGCTTGTGCGAACTCTGGGCTGCGCTTGATCGCATCTTTAAGCTTGTCGTGGAAGCTGTCAAACAAAGCCCAATCAGGATTGTCCAAGTCAAACATCACAGTCTCATGGACTGGTGCTGGCTTGCTGGCCTTCAGTGCTGTCGGCAACGGAGTCAGGTTTGCCACGTTGCTGTACGTCTTGCCATTGGTTTCGCTTGTTGTCACGTTGACCATGCAGTACGCACCAATCAGCTTGCTGATGTCAAAGCCTTTGGCCTCTTCATCCGTAAACTCACGTCCACGCCACGATTGCAAGTCTTTACGCAGCGATGCCTTCTCGCTGAGTGACAACGTGTATGACTTGCTGATGGTCATGGGCATCTCTTTGCCGTCAAACTCAACGGTCAAAGGCTTGCCCTCTTCATCCTCGCCAAACAACTCCCAAGCAACACGAATTTTGTGCTGCAATTTCTCGCCGTACTGACCAGAAGACAACTGTGTGCCAAGGTCAATCAACGAATAGCAACGACCAACATGAACGCCAGAAGGCACACGTTTGAAGTTACCACCACCACTATCAGAAGCTACAAAGCCCATTTTCATTCTCCAAAAAAAACAGCCGTTACAGGTCGGCTGAACACCTTATCTAAACCAAAGGTAAAAGCCGTGCAAGATTCCAATTGGAAACAGCAATGCGCCAGCAATTAAAAAACCCCACAAGCCTTCTGCAAAGCAAGTGAAGATGTGTGTGAACCATGCAAAAATGCAAGCAAAACCAAATATTGCCGCCATCATTGCACTCTCGTAATGGGTTGAGCCAGAAGCCAGTTGGAGCCAAGCTGATGGACAGATCGTGCCCACTTGCGCTGGTAGCTGCGAATCACAGCAGGGGGTGCATCATAAGTCTGAAACAGTCGCCGTGCGTGGCGTAAAAGTGAAATGTTCATTTGAACTCCTGTCTTGTTGAGCCTCCACTGTAATCCAGCCAACAAGAAAAATTAACTAGGACAAACCCCTATATACAAGCAGGTCAACGATGATAATCTCTGCCGAATGAAAACACCAGACCAACACGAAATAGATGCCGCTTGGGAGCTTTGCATAGACGCACTGCAATCCATTCGGAAATATACTTTTGACCCCGGCGACTTTGACGCAGCATCAATTGGGGTGCTGTGCAAAGCCATTGAATTACTCGCAAAGAAAGAAGTTGAAATATGCTACAAGAAAAACAGTTCTATCTGAACTGCCTTGCTGAAGGGCCAGTGAGCCATCGCAAGATCGCCAACAGGATGTCTTCAAGGTTTGGCACTTCACCTGCAACAGTCAAAAATGCTTTGCTGCAAGATGGATTGATTGAACTGCATGAAAAAAAGCGTAAAGGGAAAACCAATAAATACAACCACTACTACAAGATCACAGACAAAAAGCTCAAGCCAGTCATCCTTGTCGAGCCAGAAATCATCGTCAGCGACACATGGGAAGACGGCACACCCAAGTCCAAGGGCAACGCCTTTGACCTGTCGTTAATCAAGAAAAGCCTGTTCGACAAGATGGAGTTGGCACGGTCAACCCAGAAGTACCACCAGAACAAGCCCATCACCATTTACAGCCGCGCTTGATTGGTGGTATAGTTTAGTCAGACGGTTTAGATGTTGTGCGGACTAGGCACAGATACATCTAAGCCGTCAAAGGCTGACCCCTGAAGGTCTGGTGCTAGTCCCACCAGCTTTCAGGGGTTTTTTATTGGAGATTTGTATGGCACGGATTAGGACGATTAAGCCTGATTTTTGGCGTGATGAGCTTTTGGCTGGCGTATCTGCTGAAGCTGCCTTGCTTGCAATAGGTTTGCTGAACCATTGCGATGATGAAGGGTATTTCAATGCCAATCCAAAATTGGTTGAATCCGATGTATTTCCATTACGGAACTTGTTGAGGAAGACTACCGAACTACTACGGGAGTTGTCATGTATAGGTTATATAGAAGTGTTTTCTGGGTCTGATGGAAAGACTTATGGAAAAGTTGCAAACTTTGAGAAGCATCAGGTCATAAACAAGAAAACTCCTAGCAAAATCAAGGACTTATGTGAATTACTACAAGACTCCCACACTACTACCGTAGTCCTACCTACTGGAAAGGAAGGGAATGGAAAGGAAGTGGAAAAGGAAAGGAAGAAGGTAAGCGCTGTCGCGCCTCGTCCTGAAGATGTAAATCAGCAAGTTTGGGATGATTGGGTTGCCCTTAGGAAGCGCAAAGGTACAACCATTTCTGAGACAGCCATTGAAGGAGCAAGAGAGGAAGCCGCAAAGATTGGTTGGACTCTTCAGCAGTTTTTGGTTGAGTGGTGCACCCGAGGATCACAAGGGCTGAAAGCTGAGTGGATTAAGCCTGACCAACAGAGCATGAGCAAGACTGGTCAAATGAACAAGAAGGTCATTTCTGGCCTTACCCGTGGCCTTATTGGAGGTGACAACAATGTCCGCTTACTTGGAAACTGATTTTTGCAAGCCTGATGACGGGCTTGATTACATCTTTGGCCGAATGATGGCCATTTTTGGCTCTTCGTTTGCTAGACACTTTGACGAGGTTGATCCTCAACTTGTTCGGCAAGAGTGGAAGAAGCAACTTGGCAACTTTTTGACTTACAGGCCAAGCATGGACTTTGCCATTGATAACCTTGATGGCAACTTTGTCCCAAGCGCAATTAAGTTCCGAAACCTTTGCAATGCTGGACCTGAAATTCCTGTCAAACCTGTTCCTCAAATTACAAAGCAGCGTACACAAGCCGAAATCGCGTCTACAGAGGCCGCAAAAGCTAAAGCCAGAGCAATGCTTGAAGAACTAAAGGTAAAGTACAAATGACAAAAACCTACGCACTTAAACGCCTGTTGGAACACGGTGAGTTGTCCAGCAAGGAAATCGAAGAAATTACGTTCTGGACAACAAAGCAAGTCTGGGCAACCCTCCAGCGTCTGCAAAAGACAAAAGTTGTTCGCAAGTACCCAAAGATGAAGTGGGGCTTGATTTCACTCAACCCATTGCCGTACTAAGGGTAAACACCGTGGCTTACAGCAGAAAGACGATAGAAAATCAAAGCGATAGGTACATACTTGAACTTAGCGAAGCTAGGGTTTTGTTGTGTACTTATCAAACGCTGAAAAAAAGCGTGTTGACAAAAGAACGCATCGAATACTTGGAACGCATTTACGGCACTGGCTGTGTGGATCGCATTCGCGGTTACATGAAGAAGCTACAAACAGGAGAATTGGAATGAGCAGGTCTAATTTAACACCTACAGTAGAAGAAATAAAAAAAGTGCTTTGGTATGACAAAGAAAGTGGTTTGTTTTTAGCTAGATTTGCAGCAAGAAACCACAAGCCTTGGCGACAAATTGGTTCCATTGAAAGCAAAGGTTATTTGCAAATCAAAGTTGGAAAAAATCTTTACATGGCGCAAAGGCTTGCTTGGAAATATGTCACTGGAGATGATCCCGGCAATTTTCAAATAGATCACATTGATTTAAACAAAACTAACAATTCTTTTTCTAATTTGCGATTAGTCACAAACAAACAAAATTGTGAAAACAGAAAAATAAATGTTAGAAATAAAACAGGTCATCGCGGTGTTTATATGAAAGGCAAACGGTATGTAGCTGAAATATGTCACAACTATGTGCGTATAAAAATTGGCAAATACGATACGCTTCAAGAAGCAATTGACGCTGTAACAAACAAAAGAAAGGAATTGTTTTCTCATGCAGAAAAAAACTAATGATCCTTATTGGCCTTGGCCACCACCATCAGGACCAACACCTTGGACGCAAAAGCAGATCAAAGCGTATGCCAAGCAACAACGTGAAGAAGCTGGCGAGGCTCCGTTATGACTCCTTTAATAAAAGAAATGGTCAAGATGGTTTCAGTTGCTGATCTTGACCCTACGCAAATGCAATGGTTTGATGTGACTGGTGCAATTAAAGAATATATTGGCTATGACCAACGTGATTATTTGTTGCATCCAGCACCTTACAAAAACATGATGTTATGTGGTCGCACAGAGCAAGGTGATTTCATGTTGTCAGTTCTTGCAGAAAAAGAAGCCACAATTGTTACGGGTTGGATTATGAAACCAACTGGATATAAAGCCCTTGGTTCTTTTTTGTTTGCTGAACATGAAGGAGAACCTAAAGTTGGCGAAGTTGATGGGCCAATAGACCCGCAAGATTGTTCAATGATGTGCGCGATTGTGACCATGTTTTACGCATCGCTTGACATGAAAGTGCAAGCGTATGTGCCAACACCCCACAAAGCTAACGCAAGTCGAGCCAAACGTGGATTAAAGCCACTATACGACTGGCATACAGTTGTAATTGAACCATCTAAGCCAAAGAACGAGCCACAAGGCGGGACACACGCAACTCCGAGAAGACATCAAGTGCGTGGTCATTGGAGAACATACAAGTCTGGGAAACGTGGTTGGGTCAAGGAATGCTGGAAAGGTGATGCAAGCAAAGGCGCAGTTTTTAAAGACTACAAAATAAAGGAACAAGATGCGATATGCCGCCCGAGTTGACGCAAACCAGACACAAGTGGTGTCATCACTTAGAGCCGCTGGCGCTTATGTGTGGGTCATTGGCCTACCTGTTGACCTGCTGGTCGGCTACAACGGCCAGACATACTTGGTTGAAATCAAGGATGGCCCCAAAAAGACTTTGACGAGGCTACAGCAAGACTTTTTCGGGAATTGGATTGGTGGTAGCTTGCACCGCATTGATGGCCCTGAAGACGCTTTGCGAATGATTGGGGTGCTATGACGCCTGACATGAAAAGCCGGGATCAGGAAAAGCTTTACCACTCCATCATTGGTCAAATCGCCAAGCAAGCCATGCTGCACGGTAGCCGCTGGACGCAAGAGTCGTGGAAACGATTTCTGATTGACCAGTGGGCACACGAAAGCGGCGAGATGAAGTCCATCAGCAAGATCATGCCAAGCATTGATGGCGAACGAGTCGTGCAGCTAGGCCATCAAAGCAGACGCTTCACCAAAGAACAAGCCATCAGCTTTACCGAGTGGCTGATGTATTGGGCAAACACAAACGGGGTGAACATTGATGAAATTCACAGAAACAATCGGTGACTTTCACCAAAGAATCGCCAAAGGTGGAAGAAAGCCGCCGTTGCGTAATTTCCATGAGATATGCGAAATGCTTGGCGTTCCTGAAGTCAATGTCAAGGCTAGGATGGTGCGCAAAGACTCTCCAAAGCCATTGGTAATTCACAAATCAAACAGCGCTGGCAAGAACAGTTGGTACAACCCTGTCGAATTCAAAGCTTGGTGGAAGAAAGTGCAAGATGAAATTGCAAGAGAAAAAGCATAAGCAAGCAGTTGCAAGCCTTGGCTGTGCGTTATGTCATCACTTGCATGGCGATCACGAACCCGGTCCTGTAGAGCTACACCACCTCCGTGCTGGCGGCTGGGGAAAAGGTGACTACAAGACACTTATTCCGTTATGCGTAGACCATCACCGTGGCAATAAGGGTTTTCACGGGCTAGGCAGTAAAGGCTTTGTTGACTACTATGACATCACTCAGCAAGAACTGCTTGAGTGGACACTAAACAAGATAGGACAAAAACATGATTGAAGAAATCAGATTTAAAGCTGTAGAAGCAAAACAAGGCACTCATGTGCTTGTGCTTCAAGTGCGTCTTTATGAAGTAAGTGGTATGGGCTATACAACGTCTTTGCCAACTTGGAGGGATGCAACTGTTGAAGATTTACTTCATGTTGCTGAATTTATTAAGCCTTGCAGAGCCTTGGAGTTGACATGAACTACGCAGCAATTGCAACGGCTATGCAAGCCGAAATTGACAATCCTTTGAAGTTGTATATGCCTAACAGCCCCGGCGCATTTGTTCGGGATAGGCTGTTCAAAGACTGCCATTGGGAAGAAGCGACTTGGTTCTGGTCGCATTATTGCAGCCGCAGCTTTGGCGACCCCGGATTGGACAATCTTTACGTCCAGCTTGAAGCACTTGCAGCCAAAGAATCAATGCCCGATTGGGGAACAAGGGGGACATGATGAGCGAATGCAAGCATCTATGGGAGCCGTTAAACGACATGCCCTTGTACCGATGCGCTCGTTGTGGCGCTTTTCTTAGGATTATCAAATGAACTGCTGTGATGAATACGGTAACTGTCACCAAGGCAGAGATTGCCCAATACGCAAGCAATTGGAAGAAGAAAAGCCAACTCCTGCTGATGGGCAATTGGTGTGGGCTGTGGTGGGATTCATTGTCCTGATGCTTGGCCTGATGACATTGAGGAGTTGTTTATGACCACACAACTTGTTCGTTCGTCCATGAAGCTGATGGCTGACGCTGGAGTCGATATTGTTGACATGAAATGGTTTGACATGAC